CCGCGATCGTTCTCAAACCCAATCTTCGCATTGTAGTAATCAGCCAGCATGAATAGGTTTCTGTTGTATTCATCCTGCGTCTGTGGTCTGCCTACGTAACTAGCCACAATCATATCGTCCGGTTTGGACAGATTGTTGGGTCGTTTGATTACATACGCAGCACCAAGCGACTGGTTGCTCGTAGACTTGCTTTGTGCGTAAGGGTCATGGCAGATAACGTACATATTGTGCGGTACGTTTCCGTCCTGTGTCTTCCAGGGGTTCTGGTATATAACTACACCTCCCGTCAAGTCATCGTCCTTCCTGTGTGGGAACTTTGTGATTGGTTTGACTGATGGGTCAGGGCGAAAGTCTACTTGTTCTCCGCTGTAATACAAGACTCCTGCTGTGCCTTCCTTCTCCAGATTGTGTGCCTTGACACGATTGTATTGCTCCTTAAGCGACGTGACATCGAATACGTTAATTGTTGTCTGTAGCGTCGCTTCTTGTGGGGTGAACGGGTGTTCTGCCACGTACTGATCAAGCGCCTTAGCATCGTTTGCCTTCTTTTTGTTGACTCTAGCAGCCTCTTCAAACTCTTTTGCATCTTCAATTAGTGAATTACCGTGTTCATCCATGAACCCATCTAGGTTCTTGTAGATAGGGACGAAGTATCCGCAGGTTGTTCCCATAGCTCCTGCATCCCACTCGTTCTCAAACGCCATACAGTTGTAGGCTTCTGGGTGGTAGAACAGTTCTTCTAGTGATGCAAAGCCATGCCCTTCTTCACCACCTGTACCGAATGCTATCATAGTACCTAAGGTCTTAGAGCCCTGTTTCATCGTAGGCATAGCTATCTCCCATGCAGTCAACAGGCCTGAGAACGAACCTGCCTCCTCGAAGAAGATGAGCTCCCCTGCTTTACCACGCACTTTGTGTGGATTGTCCTTGAGTGATACTCCAATAATCTGGGACTTCATCCCTAGTGCTACGTCAGTTCCGTTAACGCGTTTCTTGTACCCAGCCTGCTTGTGCATCTCCTTATCGATCAGGCGAGGCTGTGTCCATGCTGTGTTGTCATCTACGAATGAGATAAAGTCCCAGGTTTTACTTAGCAATCCGTCCCCAGTTAGGTATTCTTTCTGCTCTGCAAACACGAAGTTCTTAGAGTTGCGGATGTGGAAGTAGTTTCGGGCGAGCATTGACCCTGCTTTGTAGGAATATCCCTTACGTCTGGCCTTCAACACGGACATATGCTTGTTTTCCTTGCGGCATTGGTCTACCGCGTGGTAGTATTCGTAGTCTCCGTCGTAGAATGCAGGAAATGTCCGCTCTCTGCGGGCCTGAACTGTCCCATCTGGGAGAACCTCATCAATTGCACGGTCAATTGGGCAATAGTTGAGGTAGAAGTAGTGATATCCCGTGATCCGCACGCCGTCTAGCTCGAATCCGTACAGACATCTGTCCCGCTCTTTATCCCAGAAGTCGTAATACTCCTTTGTCCCCGCAAGTGCGTCTGTATAGTAGCCTTGTCTTAAGAATGCAGTGGCTGCAGGGGAGAACCTCTCTGTATTCTTGAACATCACTGCGAGTATTTGTTGGTCACTACCCCACCACGGTTAGGATTGTCCTTTTGCTGCTGCTTTTTGACCAGCTCTTCTAGCTCTTCCAGGCCATTGATCACCTTACCCATGTTGGCTAGGTTGGAGATGAGGTCTTTGGCGTGGAATATGGGCTTCCCGTTGTCATCCATCATGGTGAGGTCCACGTCTTTGAAGTATTTCTCCAACTTTGTAACGGATTCGCGTGCTGCTTTTAAGAGTTTGACTGCAGATGACTCTGATAGCTCTCTGTATTTCTCTACTGCAGTGGTCACCTTGGGGGTTGCTGCCACTTTTAACAAATCTTTGATGTGATTCCACCTATCCTCCTCTTCATATACGCTGTATGGGGAGCGGTGGTCCACAAAGAAGTAGACAGCAGACAGCTCTTCTATCTTGAGTTTGCTGAACTCCGGAATAGTCAGTGCATATGGTGAGGGTATCACCTTGTTGCCGTCAACTTCTATCAAATCTTTCATTGAGATACCTTAATCGTCGTTCGTTTACGTGGAATTTGCCTAGGAATGGGAGTCTAACTGACTCAAACCCTCCTGTTCTGATCACATCGGCTACGTATTTGAACTGGAAATAAACTGCCTCTTCTACTTTTTGTAGTGGGAGGTTGTGTTCACTCGCCAGTTGCTGTATCACTATCTTCTCCTTCATCGTCCCAACGGTTATCGGGACATTCAGCAGTAGCCCATTTAGCCTTTTCTTCTACTACGCAGCCACACATCCCACATCTATATTCTTCTAGGTGGGGGCACGCCCCACACTCTGCTAGTCTATTTTCATATGCTTCTTCTGATACATGCGGTGCTCCCATTCTTGCGTATCGTAATACTTCGTCTTTGAAGTTTATCAGCATTTCTCGTATCGATAACTTACCCATCGCCGTATAGTATTTGCAGGTTTACCTTGTCCTGTGGTTTTAATATTGGGGACAGTTTGTACCCGTCCTTTGTTTTCTTGATAGCTCCCTTGTCTTTCAGCTTCTTAACGTAGTTGTTAAGCGTATTGTAGTCCTTTATCCCCAGGCTGTCTGCAACTACTTTCTTGTTTTCTGTAGAGCACAGGTTGACTGTGTCTGAGAGATCTATGAACTTGGAGAGAACTAGCAGCTCTTTATCTGTCAGTTCAAGTATTCCATTGAACACCTGCAGATACTTGAGCGTGGTGTCTACCTGTATCTTAAGCGTTTTCATTTATCTGTACTTTTGCTTTGCCGTCGACAATCATTATTGTAGCACGGCTGGATTGGTTGTTGAACTCGTCCACATATATCTGTATGTTCTCACGAGTGCACAGAAAAGACAGAAACACCTCGATTTCCTTAGCGGCTCGAGATAGTCTCTGTCTTAATTCCTGTGTTTCTTCTGTCGAGTTGCGTAACTCGTCAAAGTCTTTCAACGGGATTGTTACTGTCCCGTCCATGCGTCACACCAGTTTTGGGATTACTCCCACTATTTGGAACTCGTTGACACAAGCATACTCTCCGTCGTCTACGTGTATGATCAGTGCGGAAGACTCAGGGTGCACCAGCACGGTATCACCCACTTTTACCATCTCACAGGTGGGTCCGCAAGCCAGAACTTCAACAATGTTGCTGCTCATGGCTTTTTGGGCGTCACCTAAGAGTTGGATGCCTGCGTCTGTTTTTTCAATGCGGGGACTTGCAAAGATGACCCAGTCACGCGAAGGTCGGAATCTGATTTTGTTTCCCATATTTGCTTGGTTTGTAGCAAATATAAAGAAACTTTATACAGAGTCAAAGTCTGTATAGGTAATTTTCACGCATTCCCCTTCCTTAAGTGCTTTAGCAATTGGGGGGTATACTCGTTTGTATGCACTAGTAGATGCTCCTACAAACCCGTCCGATACGTTGTTCTGGGTTTGCGTGTCGCCCAAGAGTAGACACCCGCTAGTGTCATCATCGTCATTCCCACAATGGATAAGAATGTACTCAAAATTAGGAACATTGCGAACCCAAAGCATCCCCTGATGAAGTTCAGGAAAGCGCTTAGAGTAACGACCATGATACCCACCAACAGTTCTAAGAGTAATCTCATATGTCCCAGCCGGGATACGAGTCTCGTGCATGACTTTGTTTTCTCTGTATTCATCTTCTAGTGTGTAACATAGGAACTCTCTTTTCCCGTTGCTTTCATCAAACAGCAGCCCTAATGTGCTGTCTTTTTGCGAACTAAATCGCATAACATGTAGTTTCATATTCGGTATACTTATTTAACTGTTAATCACAAATATACGCTTATCTTCGTCTCGTGAAAAGATATCTGTTACTCCTGATCTTATGTTCTGGTTTTGCAACTGCTGCGCAGTGTGACCTAGAGATCCTTGACTTTGATCCTAACGCGGCTACTATAACTGTAGCTTTCAATAATACAACAAGTTGCGGCGGCACTGCTGGTCCTACTGGCATAGCAGAGGTGCAGTTCGGGTTTCAGGCTCTCGATGCAGACTGCAACGCTATGAATCAGGGTTGGGACTTTCCGTGGGGGCTTAGTACTCCTGATGACAGCAACCACCCGGGGTGGGTTTACTCCGCTACAACTACAACCGACTCGTTTAACTGGACCAATCTAGACGTGTGGGCAGACTATGACGTAGACCCTCCTTACTATGCAGGCGATACCATCACGTTTCCCCTTGATGACTTCTATCAGGCTAATAGCTCAAGTTTATTTTCTAATCTCCCTAACGCCTTTGACTTTTGGCTAGGGCAAGATCTGAGCATACAAGCGGTAATCTGGCAAATTAGCTATGGCCCAACTATGTACGCTGATGAGGGAGGTTGGGCTGAGGTTGGGGGACTTGGTGGTGGCATCACTCCTGATTGTTGCGGCATATATGAAGACAATAACTGGGAGGACAACTGGGTAGTTGTTGGGCCCTGTGCTATGCAGTCAGACTACACAGATGGGGTGATCGACAATGTGTCGTTCGAGGTTGGGTGTATAGGTGGTGAGGCATATTACACAGTAGACTACATCGTGTGGAACTACGGGCCGGATACTATCTCTGAGTACTGCATTGACTTTTGGTTTCAAGACCAGATGGACTGTTACAGTGCAGAAGACAGCGGCGCTTACATTATCCCTCCAGGAGAAGGACAAGCGTTTACCGGCGGTCCGTTTGCCTTCCCGTCCTATGGTGGTGGGGGCATGTTTAACTTGAGCCTTGATAGTATTCCCGATGAGGTAATAACGGGAAACAACAACACTACGGTTTATCTGCCTGAGATGCCTGAGTGCCCTTTGCTCGCAGATACGGTGTACATCCTAGAGGTAGATACGGTTATAGAATATGACACCATCCCTGTTCCCATCAACTGGTACTTCTACGACACTACGTACATCTACGTGACGGATACTTTGGTAGAGTATATAGAACTACCAAATGATACTATCACCCTGACTGAGTATGATACCACCTATGTGGAACTGCCCCCAGATACGATCTTTCAGCTAGACATAGACACGCTGTACCTCACACAAACAGATACGATAATCCAAGAGATTATTGTTGTGGAGTACGTGTACCTTACTGATACGCTTACTGAGTATATCTACGAGGAGATTTGGATTGATTGTAACACAGGCCTCCCGTGTGGGGAAGAGCCCCCAGAAGCTCCAGACTGTTCTGTTTTTGTCCCTAATACGTTCACCCCAAACAACGACGGGTGGAACGATGGCTTCTACGCTGTTACTGAGGGTGATTGTTGGGATGAGTGGGAGTTGTCTATCTACAATAGATGGGGTGACCGTATATGGGCAACGCCGTACATCAACGAGAGATGGTACGGCCAAGTAAACTCCGGTGAGCACTACGCTTCTGACGGAGTGTATGTGTGGGTTATCAAAGCAAAAGGCCCCGGAGAATCGTTAGACCTCCAGGGCACCGTTACTTTGTTTCGTTAGAAGTCGCCTAAGATGATTTCATCTATGGCGTCTTGAACGTCATCCTTTGTCGCCTCCATCGTCATCATGATGTTCGCTTGGAACCTCTTGACTTCCTCGCCTTCGTTGAACACAACGATTGTTGGGACCACCACTATCTGGTGTTCCTTTTGCAGGTCGGGGGCACTTGCAATGTCCACACGACCCGTTGCACAGTCGTTTAGTTCTTCGATCCAAGGTACGGTGTTTTGAGCGTTAAAGCTGGCGTTAAACTCCACAACGCAGATGCCTGCGTCACAGACTGCATCATCCTCTCCCGCAGATACCGCAAAGAGGGCAGCTGCCGAGAAGAAGAATGCAAATACAATTGTTGCAAGGGTTTTCATTGTTACTCATCTTAATTGGTCGATTTTTTCTTCGATTCTCTTAATGTCTTCTTTGATCTCAGTTACATCTTCCTGAGTAGACATTATAGTTTGTCGAACAAGTTGGTCTTTCATGTCAAACTCCATACGAGTTATCTCTGGGTCTGGGGGTACAGGAAGTTCTTTTGCTTCAGCAATGTCCGCCTGCAATACGAACCACATGCTGATAATAGCAGCCATCCCTGCACCGATGCCTGCTAATGTTTTTACGCTTACGTGGAATCCCGTATCCTCGTTTAGTTCTCTAGCCATCTTAAAGTAGTATATAGTTGATCCCGATAGAGAAGTCGTGCCACTCTCTATTCCAGTACCTGTTGTATCTACCTTCTGTAAACACACCCAGGCTCTTAGTTATTTTTGACCCGAACACGAGGCCTGCACCAATGTCTACCCACTGCGTGCTGTTCACGAAGTTGTGGTAGGAATACTCATCCCCGTTATTCAAGTGATAGGGCATCACATTTCCCCAGCTGTGTAGCCAGAAGTCTTTAGTGTAGTGGTAGAAGTCAAAGCCTACCACTGCAGAATGCATCCATATGCTTGGGAGTTCCGCTCGTCTAGCTGCGACGTAGTCGTTCAGCACTTGTGGTATTACTACTTGCTCCCATATCGCGGGGTCGTTTGCAACCAGCTCTCCGTCCGGATCAAAAAACTCACCAGTATTTACATCTATACTATAACCCTCTTGTAATGCAAGCGAGGTGTAGTGTATCTGATTGTCCCCAATCATCCACTGCTGCAGCGGGTCGTACCCATAGGGTTCTGATATGCGTTGGACTATACCTGCGTTGATGGAGAACTTGCTACCGAGCTTTAGTCTAAGCCGCTGCGACGCTTCGAAGTACTTGACATCTGCAAAGCCGTCTTGTAAGAACTCTGCTTTGGCCAGCCACCAGTCGTCTACGTAACGGATGAAGTAGTCTTGGTCTAAGAAGTCTTTACCTTGTTGGCGTCTCCAGTCTGCCTCTGCCAAGAACTCTAGCCCGTTGTACTTACCTACAGTAGCAGCGTCACCGTATGTTTTCTCTGTTCCGTCGTAGAAGATGTTAGCTCTGTTTTCGTACCCAAAACGTGCTATCTTTCGCACCCCCAGGGTCAGGCTGTAGTCGAATGGGGTCTCTACTACCCCGGTCTCTAGTGCTCCGGTACCTACTGAGTAGACATCTTCGTCAGCTACAGAGTTACCGCCGTTGACTGCTGCGTAGAATGTGGCACGCCGCAGTACCTTCTTGTAGAAGTCGCTCTGTCCCCAAGCAATAGTAGGGGCAAGAAGCAATAGTGCTATTAAGTGTCTCATTCTTTTATGATTGTTTGTTTGACGATATAACCGTTGTAGTTAACCATCACTACATACATTCCTGCAGTCGGTAAGTTAATCACATTATCTGTTGTAGTGATTAGTTCTTGACCTAAATAGTTGTATATTGTAGTAACCGCAACGTCAGGCGTTTGTATATTTATCTCCCCCCTGGTTGGGTTTGGGTATATTTTGATTACTCGACTCAGTGTTGGTACACTTGTCAAGCCGTCTTGGCAGTACCCGTACATTTGTGCGCATACGTCGTCCCACCCGGTGTTGCAGCAGTAGGGGTCAACACCAATGACCCATGAGTAGCATTGGTCGTTTGCCCAGTACGGATCACCGGGCTCCCCGATACACCCTGCGTCATATAAGCAGGACTCGTTATCGGGCGTGTTTGCGTCCTCGTCGTAGTTAAACGCGTCAATATCCATACACCCAATCACAATTGGGATGCAGCTGTTGTTGTCTACGTTGGCTTCGGCGTCGTAGTTGAGTGCAGTTGCGTCGGTACAACCGAAGACAGCAAGGACCTCGCAACTACCGTCATCAAAGTCAGCTTCGTACCCCTGTGTGTAGTATTCTAGGTAGCCGGCTTGTGTGCACCCTGCAGCGTAGTAGCAGCTCCCGTCTTCAGTGTTGGCCTCCGGATCAAAGTTCTGGGCTTCTGCATCGAGACACCCGTAGACATAAGGTATACAGCTAGTACCACAATAAGGGGTGAACTTATATATATTCCACTCGGGCTGTGAGAATGGTTGGAGGGCACCCTGTCCATTGTCAAAGAATGGGTTATCACCCTCTACGAGTAACGTATCTCCTGCTTCGTTGGTGATGATGATGGCATTGTGCAGGGTTTGGAACTCCGTCTCTTGCGGTGGTTGTTGTGGACTCCCAATCTCAAAGTAGTATACGTCTACCTCTTCGTCAGAGTCCAGCACTAGGTCCCATGATTGTTCGAACTCGCCTGGTCCGACAGTAAAGATCCACTGCAGCTCGCCCTGTTTTATTCCAACGTGAGAGTTACCCCACCCGTCACCGGCGTCATCTTCAAGCGTAATGGTTGTGAGGCATGGGCTGTTAAGGTCTGAGATAGTAGCTGTACTATCGTAGTTGAATGCTGACTCGTCCATGCAGCCCCAGGTGTGTAGTGTGAGGCAATCGTCAGGTTCAGTGGCTTCAGGATTGTAGTCGACGTAGTCGTCGTCCATACATCCTACTATTGGGGGTTCTATTGGGCAGGGCTCTACGAATACTGCACCTGAGTAGGCTACTGTTCCGTCCCCGTCGGAGAAGTCTATGTCTTCTAGTTCCCAAACTACAGAGTCATCGCAGGCTGTAATGACTACTGCTCCGTCAGCTAGTCCCCCACTAGCAGTTCCGTTAAGTCCGTCCCCATATGTATCGGTGAGGATTAGTTCGAAGCCTAGTGCTACACAGAAGTCGTAGGTGTAGGTAGACAGCTGATCCCCGAAGTTGAACTCCCCTGGGAAGACCTGCTCGTAAAACTCTCCTACAGCTAAGTCTACAAGTGTAAAGCCTGTTTCGTTTGGCCAGTTATCTAGCGTGAGCTCCATCGATACAAACGCCTCCCCTTCGGGACACTCACTAACGTTGCAACTACCATTGTCTACTGTGGCCCATGGGTTGTAGTTGTTGGAGGATTCATCCATACACCCGGGGACTGGGAGTGCGCAGGGCTCTAGGGTAAATGGGATTGTTAGTTGACTCTCCTCGAAGTCGTATACTGCTGTGTCTAACCCGCAGGTATTCTCTAGACTAAACCACCCCTCCCCAAAGCCGCAGCATATTCCGTCTCCAAAGTCGTCGTAGATGGTGAACTCGTACTCTCCTACGGGTAGCATCACCATATTGTTGTAGAGGGAGTTGCCTACATACCCACCGGGTGGGGACTGTGCTACAACTGTGGGGCCTGCCGGGAGGTTAGGGTCTACTATCTCCCAACTTGTCTCTCCCCCGTATTGGTCAGTTTGTACCGTTACTCTTACCCAGCTTTGTCCCAGGGCAAACGTTGGGACGAGCAAGAGCAGTGCCAGTAAGGATCTCATTTCTTCGTCTTTTCAATGGTTCTCCCTGCGAAGTATGCACCAAACGAAGTGAGCATCAAGATCTGCAGTAAGTCTATGTAGCTGTCTTTGACGTTGAATGGCCAGTTATCGAGGCTGTCAAAGATCATCGTTAAGCAGAACATCGTCATCAGTGCGATGAGCGTGAGTGGGCGGATAAGCTTTGCAAGCTTTACGTCGCTCCCCATGTCTGCCTTCCAACGTTCCGTTACGTTGTTCTGAAAAGCTATCTCTGCATCTATTTTGGCCTGGGCCTCTGCCGGGTCTATACCGGGCTCTTTGTCTAGGAGATTCTTTACAAGTCCGAGTGCTCCTTGGTCTGGGAGAAGGTCCCCAACTGTGCCAAGGACGTTCGGAGCTTTCTCCTTTAACCAAGCGCCTAACTTGGTCTCCTTAATCTTCTTACTCATACGACTAGTTAGTTTGTCGTAAAAGTAGTCAATTACGATTAAATATAATCCTCCCCCTTTGTGATTTTCTTAAACGACACATTTCCACTCGGCGTATTGAGCCTAACGTCCGGGGGAGTTACTTATTACCTTGGTTCCCAGACCCGAGTTTTATAGTGTCGCACTTTGCACAGCTATTGGGGACAACCTCACCGCTATCGTTGCCTGTTATCTCAAGGCTGCAGTTACTAACCCAACTTCTGACCCCCTACTAATTACCCTCGGGGGTGATCAACTTACGTTGGCTGTTAACTTAGTTGCTTATCGTCCTTGGCCTTTGTATGCCTTGCGGTAGTTCTTCGACGCTTTGTGTTTGCTCGTCTTACTCTTTGCATGTACTCCTGGGCGTGAGACACTTCTCGCTACCCGTTCGACTAGTTTGACTTTTGCCATGGCGCAAAGCTAGAAAAAAAATTGGGGAAAAAAATTTTTAGTTGGGAGTTTTTTCGAACGCGGAATCCTACACGGGCGCGGACCCCCTCTATGCCTCGTGCCTCGGGGGACCCCCCAGGACGCAAACTTTTACTAATCCCAATTAGCATGGCCAAGAAGACCAAAGCTAAATTCCTCGACATCTTCCCGTGTATCGGGCAGACGTCGGGCGTCGTCCTGTACCAGGACAAGGATGGTGACGAACGCGAGATTCGTCTCATCAACTTTGACTCCGCGTTGAAGCGCCTGAAGGCTCTCATCGCTGCCACGGGCAAGCCGTGGGACCAACTCATCGAGATCCGAGATCACGAGGAGTATGGCGAGTACGCCACCGTGGTCGGTGGAGTCAAGGGCGATTCCGCCCTCGACGCACTCAAGGCACTTCATAAGAAGTGACCTTGGGGGTTGGCTTCGGCCAACTCTAGGAGCATCGCCAGGCAACAGGTCAGTGCGTGAGTGTGGCTACCAGGTCACATTCACCGCTTTCCGTTGCTTTTCTACTCCACTCCAAGTCAGCAACATACAACAGTATGCCACTCGACCCTCCCTCCTCACACCACGAGCACGTTATCGATGGTGACTCTCCTTCCGGACAATACGTTTGGATTGGGGACCAGTACATCCCTGTGGAGCATTTGATTTGACTCATGCCTTATCAATGCAAACACAGTGAGAAAGCACTCGAGCTTGACCCTACAGTTTCCATTAATCGTGGTATTAATTGGGACTGGGCGAACTTCAAGTCCGAGCAAGCAGCTGATGATTTCTATCAGTACATGACCTACAACTACAAAGGTGAAGTTAGGTTTGGTTACTCCAAGCACAACAACATCTACGAAGTACGGTGGGGCTAACGATATTATTCTGTGAAAGGCTAACTCTTGTTGGCACTTTCACCTACTGCGCCTGAGCATGCCGCTAAACTGCTCCCACAAGTCCTAAGCAAGACATTAAACTGCTTTTGTTTTCTTTTACCAACCAACACACTCCACGCCATGAGTATCAATCTCTCCAAGCGTAAGCGTATCGCCATCGTCGACATTGATGGCACTCTTTTCAGCACGGTAAAGCGCCTTGCTGCAACAACCAAAGACGGATTCTTCAACTGGAAGATCTGGCAAGACCCTGACCAGATGCGGACAGACACCCCAAGCTGGGTGCTCGGTGCCATCAAGCATCTCAAGGAAGTCCAAGGCTTCACTATCATCCTGTTCTCTGGACGGGGTGACACCAACAAGCCTGTCACTCTCGAGATGCTCGAGAAGTATGACGTTCCTTACGATGAGCTCTTCATGCGTCAGGATGATCCCAACGGTGAGGACACTCACCCCAATGGGAACAAGAAGGATGACTACCTTGTCAAGGACCGTATGCTTCGTCAGCTTGCTGACCATGGCTACGATCTGGATGACATCGAGATTGTTTTCGATGACAATCCCAAGGTCATCAAGTTGTGGAAGGAGAATATGTCTCGGTACAACTACTTCTTGCACCAACTCCCATTCAACAGCACCAAGTGATGATGGATGGAGTCGAAGCAATCTTGCGGATGTTTCTTCCCCCGATTGCAGTAGGTGCGCTCATCATTGGTATCCTTCACCTCTTTGGATACTGATATGAGTGCTCCTTATCCCAGCGTTGAGGATCTGGGAGCATTGCTTTGCGAAGTCAACAAGACATGGGGCTTAGACCTCGTGCTTGTTGACCGCAGCAAGCTCAACAGATTGAAGCACGCAGAAGTTGAACTCCGCTCCATGCGGAGACTGCACGGCATACCTATGCACAAATACACCCAACGATAAACGAAGGTTAGGTACAGCAATTTAATATCTATCTCTATTAAACTGCGAAGGATGCGTACAGCAATTATCTATCTCCAACTATACGATAATTCCCCTTGTGGGCGCATCCTGTCCAATCACCCTAGCCTGACCCTGAGTAACACCCTTTGAGGACTACTAACAGCAATTCATTTTCTACAATTTGAATCTAAGAATGTAGTCTGTGGGTGTTACTCTTCTCTACCCTTGGTCTCATGTGGGGAGACCCGTTCACCTCTGAACGAGTTACGAGGAGTTAGTCACGGACAGCCAATGGCGCCGTGCAAACACTGATGGTTGGCATACGTTTCAGAACATGGTTTCGTATAGCGGTTCGACTCCGCTCATCAGTACTACCCCAAATAGAATAGATATGAGTACAACACTCTTCAAGGCTATGAATCAGCCTGATGCCCGTACCGCGAATGGTGCCGCCACAAATGATTCAACCGGTAGCGGTTTGCTTGACTTCTTCTTCCAAGCTGGTGCAAGTCGCAAGATGGAAGAGACCACCATCATGGACATGTTCAAAGCTGCATTCACCGACAACGTAGACAAAGCATTTCGTCTGCTGTTCTGGGCACGTGATGTTCGTGGTGGTGCAGGTGAACGCCGCATCTTCCAAATCATCATGCGTCAGGTTCGCTTGACCAATGTCTGGGACAGGCTGTATGTCTTCATCCCAGAGTATGGGAGCTGGAAGGACTACTTCACTATCTGTGTCCCTCCAAGTGACATGGAGCTGGACTTCGTGCTTGAACGCTTGAATGCAGGAGATGGTCTTGCTGCCAAGTGGTACCCACGCAAGGGTATCTGGTTCAACCTGGGCATGAAGCGCATGGATTGCTCTGCCAAAGAGTTCCGTCAGCTGTTGGTCAAGAACAGCAAGACTGTGGAACAACAGATGTGCAGCAACAAGTGGGACTACATCAAGTATTCTGGTGTACCTAGCGTTGCTATGTCTCGTTATGCTAACGCTTTCCGTCGGCACAGCCCGATTAAGTTTTCAGCATATCTCCATGAAGTCGAGGAGGGAAAGAACAAAATCAATGCAGGAGCTGTGTTCCCGCATGATGTTCTCAGAAACCATGACGCAGAGACTGCTAATGTACAGTGGAAAGCGTTGCCTAACTACATGGAGGGCAACACGGAGCGTATCCTCCCCATCTGTGATGTTAGCGGTAGCATGGGACAACTCATTGGAACCAATGGACCTACCGCTCTTGAGGTCTGTATTGGTCTCGGTCTCTACATCGCAGAGCGCAACGAAGGTATCTTCAAGGACCAAGTCCTGACCTTCAGTGCTAAGCCCAAGCTTCACCAGATCGAGGGAGATACCATCTTCGACAAGCGTGCCAGCTTGCAAAGTGCTGACTGGGGATACAACACTGACTTTGTGAAGACGTTCAAGGTTCTCCTTGAGCGTTCGATCAAGCACAATGTTCCTCAGGAACAGATGCCTACCATGATTCTGTGTCTCTCAGACATGGAGTTTGATGCGGCAACTCGGACTGTTCGAGGAGAGGAAGTAGACAACACTCCGTTTGAGGTTGTCGAACAGCTTTACAAGCAACACGGGTATACCATGCCCAAGCTTGTGTTCTGGAATCTCATGGGTCGGGTTGGAAACTTCCCTGTCACTGAGAACGAAGAACACGTAGGACTTGTCTCCGGATACAGTCCTGCTATCCTGAAGCCGCTGCTTAGCAGTGGTCGGGTTACACCCACACACCTGATGAACGCAGCGATTATGACTGAGCGGTACGACGTCATTCATAACGCTTTGTACACCTGGTTGGGTAAGGCGTAACCAATCAACAAGCATCTGGAGATGACTGACCTAGTGGTAAAAGGGGTCAGTTAAGGGGTTCGATTCCTCTTGCTTGTTCAATACGGGCTGAAACGTCAGCTCAGAGACAAAACAAAAACGATTCACACAGTTAGGTTTAAGCAAACAAGTATGATTTGGTCGGGGGAGTTATCGTTCTCCCCGTCTCAAAACAAAGGTAAACAACAAACAGTAAGACAATGGCTCGATACTACATCGAAGACAGGGACGAGCTAGCTGTGTTTGGGTGTGACAAACCTGGACACATCTTAGATCATGTCATTGACAACCCTGAGCTTATCGAAGGAGAAACGGAGTATATTGTATGTACCTACGACAGCATTGACGCTGTCATTCCACTAGACGTAAAACCTCTCAAACAGTACATCAATGAACTCCAATCAAGACTTAAGTTCAAGTGACTTTAGTGACCACGAAGTTAGACTGCTTACAATACAAGCGGTCTATGAATTTGCTGGTCAACAGGGTATGCATGAACTACAACAGAATGTGGCTGACACGTTCTGCTCAATGTACACGTTGTTCGACGCCTATGAATTAGAGGCGTTGGGAATAACACTAACGTATGGCGAAGAAGACGGCCATTAACTGTCTTCACATTTAAACACATTTTGCAACATTACTATCATGCAAAATCAACCAAACACAGGTACCCTGGAGACCTTGACTCCCGGACAAACGCTTCTCGTTCACGCGCGCAAGGTGAACGGCGGGAAACTGCAACTCGAATTTGCAGAAAAGCTTGAGCAGACTGACCGACCGGTCAATGCTTTGTCTGTCTTCAACAAGTCTGACGACCGCTTCACGACTGGAGCAGGTGCACGTCGTGCATGGATGACTGTTGAACCGAGCGATGCCTCCGAGATTCTCGGTGTCAACCTCGAAGACGACGAGCAGTACGCAACGGATGCAATGGGACGTGAAATCATGCCCTTGAACATCCTGAACCCGGTGGCAGGCGACCACAAACTCCGCGTCCAAATCGTGGAGACCGTCAATGCTACGGAGTGGGACGCTCAAAACATCGAGACTCGAGCCAAGCGCAAAGGCAAGGATGGAGATTTCATCACCCACAAAGGGCGGTACATCTTCACGCAATCCTCCGTTGTGTTTGGGGAACCCAACAACGTGTTCCTCGAGGCCGATGCACCCGCAGCCAGCGGTGGTATTCTCGCTAACCAAAACGTTAGCGTCGAGACAGGAGAGATTTTCTCCTGATTCCACACGGAAGCAATGAGAGTGGGGTGGGCAGTGTAACAACTGTCCACCCTCTCTTTATATAATCTTTTTTTTTCAAACGGACCGAACAACAACACGTTACATGTCATGGATGAAATACGTGGCGGAGTTGGCGCAAGACCCAACCGCCGTATCTTCAATGCGTAAAGCATTGCAAACAGCCAACAAGCACAGCCTCAACTACGCTATCTACAATGGGGATACTATCTCTGTAGAGAAGCTCAAGGCTATGATCAAGCTTGTTGAGAAACAACAGGATAAGAATGATTCATTATATCGGGACTCAGACCACGTTAACGCAACAGAGTAATGGTATTCAAGCGTCATCGATTGAAGCGTGCAAGGCGTACTGCGAGAGTAAGGCGGTACTGGGTGTTGACACAGAGACTGAGGGCTTTGACTTCACTTGCAAGAAGATGGTCATGTTCCAGATCGGTGACGAACAAGAACAGTTCGTTATTGACACAAGACACGTGTCAATCGAACCACTCAGAGATGTCCTCGAGTCACCGCAAATAACTAAAATCTTTCACAATGCAAAATTTGATTACAAGTTCATCAAGCGTTGGGCCGGTATCGAGGTGCAAAACATTTACGATACCTATCTTACAGAGAGAGTGCTCAATTGTGGTAAACTCAATTGGGGTTACTCACTATCAAAGTGTTGTGAAAGGTACGCAGGTGTATCTCTGGATAAAGAAGAACGAAACAAGTTCGTCGGGCTGCAAGGTCAGCCGTTCACGCACAATCAAATCACGTATGGGGCTAATGACGTCGTTTACCTCATTCAAATTTGGGAGAAACAACACGCATTACTGGATGAAGCTGAACTACATCAGGTTGCCGAACTAGAGAACAAGGCAGTCGTTGTATTTA